ATTAGATAATGAAATGGTAGGAGATACTATTAATATCTTTATAGAAACCATTTTTAATACAGAAGGGGGAATTTGGTATCATGGAAGTGATTCACCAGAACCTAAAGAAATTATTAAAGATGATATAAAAGTAATAGTAATATGAAAACTGCTTTTATTTGGTTTTTACTTGCTGCTGTCCCTGTGCTAGGTTCATTAATTGATTACCATAAAAATGAAAAACCCAAGAGAAAAAATAAAATTTCTTACGAAATTAGTATTAACGATACATTAAATATAAAAAATAATGGAAAAGACAGGTTTATTAGAAAAAATTGAATACCTTTTTAATGAGGCAAAACATTTAGAAATATACATGCCAGGCTTAGGCAGATGGCACCGAGTAACACCAAATGATTTTAGATCATTCGATGGTAAAAGAAGAATACAAGGTGAGGAGTATGAAGGCCCATTATATGCATATGGTACCAATCGAAAAGTTTCACCAAAACACAATAATAAGATCGTTGAAAGCGAAGTAACCAAAGCCCGTGCACTAATATCCCAAAAAATCCGCTAATGTCATTACCCAAGATTAAAAAAATAACAGACGACCAAGCTTCCAAATATTTCAGTATCGAAGAAGACTTACTAGACTCACCTATCCGTTTCTATACTAAAAACTTAGACGACGATGGGTGGGATAAAATAACATATTACACCTCCAGACGTAAGGACATATACTCCAACCGCGGTGAAGCTGATCAATGGGTTTATGTTTTATCGAACCCTACACTACCCAATATACTCAAAATAGGTTACACCAAACACGAACCTGAGGTTAGGGCTAAACAAATTAGTGCTTCCACCGGTGTAGCACTACCATATAAAGTAGAATGGGCATTTCAATGTTTCAATGGCGAGCAACTAGAGCGAGAAGTCCACGAAGAATTAGCGACCTACCGCGTAAATCAACAACGTGAATTTTTTGACATACCTTTAGTTGAAGCACAAGAAGCCATTGAAAAAATAGGTAAGAATTATGTGTAATAATAGTATATACGTATTTATAAATTAAAATATGATGAGAGATTTACGAGAAGAGCTGATGAATATTCGTGGTGGAGACTTTCCTAAATGGTATAGTTCACTAACCAAACTTGAAAAAGTAGAATATTCCCATTTATTGGATCAATTAAGTAAAGAATTTAGAAGTTAAAAAAATTTGGATTATATCTAAATGGTAGTATATTTATTACCGTAATGGATATAAACTCTATATTTAACCTGTTTGGAAGTGACGATAAAAAGTACACTGATGCGCCACCTTCTACCATTAAAATGGATGATTTTGAAAAAACACCAACTTATAAGGTTGGGATGTTTAAGAAAATTATCCTAAACCAACACGTATTCCAAAAGAAACTTATCAATATGTTCCAAACTCCTGAAGACGATTATGGTATGGAAGGAATGGAAGAAGTAGGAGAATACATAGCCCACCATAGAGCCTGGAGTTATATCAAAGATTGTCTGATAGATGATGAATTATGGCAAGGTAGTTTACAAATTCAACATGATGATCATCTAGACACTGCTATAAAACTTTCTATTTCCTTTTTTGAAGACATAGAAGAGTATGAAAAATGTGCTTTCTTTGTAAAAATTCAAAAGTATCTTAAAAGTAGTTTGGAGTCGAAATCCTAATAACGTACGTTCCCATCACGGGGTTTGAAAAAACGCATCTATAAAACGTTAGATAAAAGAAATATGATGGGTGATAAGGTGATATAACACGTCATATTCAAAATAATTTGGACACCCCAGATTACATTCGTATATTATAGTATATTAAAATAAAGTTATGAGAAATAAACAAATGTTACAAAGCAGATTAGGTAAATTAAATGGGCTTATCCAGAGACAAGATATGAATGTCAATAGAGGTGGTTCAAGACAAGAATATAACACCACCCAGATTGAAATTAAAGAACTTCTTCAGGACATTATGGACATAGTAGAAAGAGAAGCATAATGAGTCTATCAGCAGAACAAATACAATCAAATTGGGAAAAATTTATAGGTTATATTAATACCTATATCTCAGATCCTAGAAGAGAAAAAGTATTAGCATTCTACAAGAAATTCGAAGATGATCTTGTACTAATGCCAGCATCACATAAAACAGCTTACCACAATGCATTCCCAGGTGGTTATATTGACCATGTCAATAGAGTTATAGAAGGTGCTTTAGCAATAAATAAAACATGGGTTGAATTTGGTACAGAGCAAAACTACACCATTGAAGAACTTGTATTCTCAGCTATAAACCATGATTTAGGTAAAATGGGTAATGGTGAAGAGATGGCTTATTTACCATCTCAGGATGACTGGAGAAAAAAGAACCTAGGTGAAATGTATCAATATAATAAAAAATTAGCCTATATGTCAGTTCCAGATAGATCTATCAAGTTACTTGTTGATCATGATATCAAGCTTACTGAAAATGAATGGATGACTATCAAATTACATGATGGTTTATATGACCAAGCTAATGAGCCTTATTTAAAGAATTACATGCCAGAGCAAAAACCTCGAACTTCCATGGTATTTATAATTCATCAGGCAGACTTAATGGCAGCAAGAATCGAATTCGAACACGTATGGCTATCAAAATTCAATGAAGAAGTTTTAGATAAACCTAAGGCTAAAAAATTGGATGTAAAAACTAAAGCACTTGGTTCAATGAAAAGCGAAGGTTTAAAAAACATGTTAAACAGTTTATGATAGAAATAGTTTCCATATCCATTTTATCAGTACTAGTAGTAATCTTAGGATTTACTACTTTTAACTTACTACGTAAAAACGAAAAACAAGAAGATATATTAGCCGAATACCTTAACTATTTAGATAAATTATCTAAAACTATAGAGGCATCCGATAAAAAATTAAAAGAAATAGATCAAAAAGGTACATTTTCTTCTGATGATGAAGTTGGACATTTTTTTAAATCCGTTCAACAAATTCAAGATATCTTGAATGATTTTAAGTTAAAAGAAATAAAATGATTACCGTGGCTAAAAAAAGACGACCTAAGAGTAAAAACTACTTTACCAAAGATACTGAACAAGCTATTGTCAGATATAATAATGAACCAGATTCAGAAGTTAGAAGTCAAATATACAGAGATGAGATACACTATGCTTTCTTTAAATTAACAGAAAACATAATCCATACTTTCAAATTTTACTACACAGAAGTAGATCAAATAGAACACCTACAGCATGAAGTAATAACTTTTTTATTATCAAAATTGCATTTATTTAACCCAGATAATGGGGCAAAAGCATACTCATATTTTGGTACCATAACTAAAAATTGGTTAATAGTATATAATACAAAAAACTATAAAAAACGAGTTTTAAAAGCCCCAGTAGATGAACTATATAAAGATGATAACTACTCCTATCAAATGGGTGAAGAAAAAGAAAAAGATAGGTTATCTATTTTTATAGACGCCTATGTAAAATATGTTGAAGATAGATTTGATAAATTTTTTCCTAAAGGTAACGATGCTAAAGTAGCAGATGCTATTTTAGAATTATTTCGTAAAAGGGAAAATTTAGAAATATTCAATAAAAAAGCATTATATATTTACATTAGAGAAATAATGGCTAGTCATGGTTTAGAAGTAAAAACCCCTAAAATAACTAAAATAGCCACTAGATTATATAAATTATTTAAAGGCAGTTATGTTTTTTATCTAGAAACAGGTTATATAGATTTCGAAAAATCTTAATTAATCATATTTATACATGAACCAAACGTATAGCTATGAGCCACTTAGACAAAAACATATTCGGTAAAAAATCATACTCGGATCTACTTAAAGAAATTTACGATAACCAAAAGAAAAAAGAAACACAAATTAGTGCATTAATCAACGAATTAAAGCCACTAATCAGTGATATAGGTGATGCTACAATGATTGTACCACTTATCAAAGAATACATGGAATTAGGCATTAAAAATGATGAAGCCCTTATAAAGGTTGCTACTATTTTTCAACGTATATTCGCAAATGAAGGTACTGAAGAAAATGGATTTGGTATTTCAGAAGCTGAAAAAGAACAATTACTAAATGAAATAAACAATTTACAATTGCCACCTAAAAAAGAAGAATAAATGACTAGAAAAATTCTTCCACCAAATGTTAGTCAATTAGCTTCTTCAATTAAAAATAAAATGATTGTAGGGAGGGTTAATGATATTATACTTGATCCTTTTCACCCTAAATTTAAAGAGTATGGAAGTTTTAATTCTATAGGTACTATTTTTTTTGAAGAAACCCAACTTGTAGGATCCTCTACTCCTCAAATTGCTAAACCTTTTTTTGCTCAATCATCATATTTTCCTTTAATAAATGAATTAGTTTTACTATTTTCTTTACCTAATAAAAGAATAGGAAAATCAACCTCAAATGAATCCTATTACTATATTAATATAATAAACATATGGAATAGTCAACACCATAATGGTTATCCAAACCCAACATCCAAATTAACCCCACCTTCTCAACAAAAAGATTATGATATAACAGATAAGGGTTCTCCTATAAGAAGAATTGATGGAGATGGAACTGGGTTAAATTTTAATGCTCCTGGAGCAGATTCCCAACAAACTTTTATTGAAAGACAATTTATTCACCCTCTTTATCCTTTTACTGGTGATGTGTTATATCAAGGAAGATGGGGAAACAGCATCAGATTTGGGAGTACAACTAGACCTTTTAACACAGACAAATATAAACCCTTAAATGAATGGTCTGATATAGGTGAAAATGGAGACCCTATTATTACTATAAGAAATGGTCAAAGTCCTACGCATTTAGATGAAAATGGTAATCCTCTTGCAGGATATATTCCTATCACGGAACAAATAAATAATGACTTATCTTCTATAT